ACGCCGCCTTCACCCCCCACGACGCCGCATTTACCAGTGCATTGAGGTAGGCATGAGCATCGCCATACAACGGCAGATCATTCAAGTTCGCCGGCAAGGTGCCACCCTTGATTGCCTCTTCATAGTGCAGGAGTGCCTCCACGTTCCACGCGAGTTGGGCGAGATGGTCCTCGCCCTTATCGCCAAGCTGGTAGGCGTGCAGGTGCCGTAGTGCCGACGCGAGGACGCGGGTAAAAGGCATACCCTTCTCCCAATTACGATCCCCATAGCGCTTGGCGCCGTCGGTGAACACTTTGGCGATCCGCTTCGCCGCCAAGGGGGACATCAGATCATATCGCAACTTGTCGCCCTGTTGATCCCGTTGGGCGCCGGTAGTGAAGGTCTCGTTTGGCATGATTAGTTCTCCGGTTTAATAAGAAGTTGACGCTCATATTCTGCCGCTTTATGCGCCCTAACCGCGGCGGATGCCGCACTGGCCAGTATTTGAACCTGATCGTCTATATGACGTTCCATCGGTCGTGTTACTACATTGTCGATCAGGCGAATGCACATAGCCGCGGTCTGGATCAACTCATTTCTGATCCGATGAAGATCGGGGGTTTTCTTCTTTATCTCATCCCAAACCTCATCGAGTTCTTCAAGGATTACCGCATATCCCTCATGCAAAGAGTTCATAGGAGGGTGCTTTTCTTCGGCGCGATTTACCTCGGCCGCGCACTGATAGGAAATAAGAACAAGATTTCGACTAATTTCATTCATCGTTCTGGTCTCCCAAGAAATTGTTTTGCCACTTTGGATCGCAGCCGCAGTCCCTCAAAATACTTCGTAATCCGACCCGCTGATTCCTCGGTAATGACCGTCGTGTACGGTGCTGCAAATCGCACACCCTCAAAAAATCGCGGGCTGGGCATGGGTGATATGCGTCGCTCCTCGGACCACTTAACCCAACAATCAAATAGCTCAACCTGACTCTCACGTTCCTCCGGGTCTGGCCGGCAGCATTCTTCAAGGAAGCCGGCGATTGGAGAAGTATACACTCTCCATTCATCTAAAGCAAGTCGGCTGGTACGAGGGGTTGTAAATTTTTTCGTGTGGCGTATTCGCTTCAAGCCGGTTAGGGACCAGATGATGATCCCCGGAATCTCATCACGCAGGGAGTCACGAAGCGTCGTGTCTGGGTTATCTTTAAACGAACGGGTGAAGTCGATGATGTTGAGTCGCCGAGCCATAGCCCCGGCGTAGTCTGGCACGTCGATGAACCTATTTGCCGCCATCGTTATCCGGCAGTATAAATCGTGGAGGGGGATTTGCGCGACGTTTTTACGGTTGATTGTGACACTATCCTCTCCGGTAAGGCCCAGGAGAACTTCAAGCCCGCGGTTTGCGTCGGCACCCTTGGGGGTCTGCACGTCGCCCAGGACGCAGATGAGTTTATTAACCAGGGGCGCGAGACCGAATGGGCCGGCCAATCCGTCAAAGGTGGCGACGGCACTCTGATCGTCGCCGATCATCCATCGCAGTACCGCCAGGATCGTGCCTTTGCCGGCGCTCGGAGGGCCGCGGAAGAACATCATTTTTTGCAGGCTCGTATCCGGCACCAGACAGTAACCAAACCATTCCTGCAAGAGCGCCACTTTGTCTGGATCATCGCCAAGAGTTGAATTAAGAAACCATTCCCATTTGGGGGCTTTAGCGGTGGAGTCGAATAGATGAGGGAGCGACGACACAGTAAAGAAGTCTGGTGTCGGTTCCGCAAAACTAACTGATTCGATGACGCCGGCGAGAAACTTACGGGCATTCAACACCCCATTTTTGAAGACAATTAAATCCTTAATACTGTCACCATTGGTGTTATTGATCCACACGGGCAGCACCTTCTCTGGCACCAGGGTTTCGGAAATAGCAGCCTCGGCCACGTCCCCTCGGAGGCTGGGCTTCATCTTGAGAGGAATGAAGTTCTCGCCCTTGCCTGTCGGCACCGCCACGAGCTTGCCGTAGGCCCATTGATACATCGGCGCGAGGAATCGTTCGTTATCGAGGCGTTCGTAGCAGGTGCCGTTGTAAATATACCACTCACCGCCCCAACGACGTAACGTAAGCCGGCCACCCAGCCGGTGCAAATCCGCGAGGAATCGTCGCGCAATAGTTGTCGGCATATCGTCAGGCAAAACCGCATTGTCGATTTGATCCATGCCCTTCGCGGCGACGTATTCAAGGAATTGTGCCTTAGTAAGTCTGTGCTTGGCCCGCCATGCCCGAAGGTCTTTGATGTTAGGTGGGGGCATGACCATGCGAACACCCTTGGCGGCGCGCTTAATGCCGTCAAAAGTTGCATACATCCCCTCCCGGCCGGGACATTTTCCATCCTTCTTCTGGTCGTTCTCCCCCACGATGATGCACTGCCGGCCCCGTATCAGGTCGGGGAGCAGCTGGATACCGCCTTGGGCGCTGGGCCTACCGACCGCGACAAAGCCCATATCCATCGCCGCGGCTACATCGCTGGCGCCTTCCACAATGAGGACGCTGCCTTCGGATGGGGGAAGCGGGGAAGCGGTCTGGTCGGCAGTGTCTTGGCCGTCAAGATGATGCAAGTAGCCGTTCAGCATGGGCCGGCTCGCGCCCTCTTTCACTCTGACACAGATTGCCGCGGCCGGAAGGCCGCAGTCAGGGGTGGATATCAGACATCCTTTTCCTTGATTGCAGATGGGGCAGATGTGATCGCTGTCGGCTCTAACCCAGTTTTGGGGTCCGGGGTCATAGTTGGTGTTGACTCCCTGACGATGCTCCGGATTGACTTCGTAAAATAGACCCAGCTTTGAACCAGGATACATGCACTTAAAATCATCACGGCCCCTAAGACTGATGCCAGTGATGAAACCATCTGCATCGCGTTGAGGAAGGCAAAAAAATCCATCGTAATTTGGCCCCTTACTAAGTTCAACAATTGGAACATATCCAAGGCCAAGTCGGTCCAAGGAAGCGACGGATACATTGAGCCGATTAGCTAAATGCTCGGCGATTCCCCAAACTGCATTGCCGCGGAACTTGTCGGATAACTTTGCAAAGTCAATTGCCATTGGTGTAGTGTGGCGAACGGGCCTTGAACCCGCATCTCCGGCTTTAATCGGCTGGTGACTTATCCTTAGCCCATCACCACTTGCTTCCTATATTTTATGAGGAGGAAGCATAGCGCCTGCAAATGCCGCCACGAGGTTAGGCCGTAATCGCCAAATCCTTGAACGTGATGGCGACGACCTTAGCCCAATCAGCCGGTGTCAGCGCCGCCTCATCTCGGTCGCCGGCAACCTCGCCGCGGGACGACAGCCACGCATCGGCGAATTCCGCGTCAGTCGTGGTATCCGGCTTCTTGGGGGCCGCGTATTCCCAGGCCGCAGCCTCGGTGGCAAACTCAGTAGGGGGAGCGGCTGGTGCCGGCGGGGTTGCAGCGGCGGCAACCGCCGCCGCAGCCTTATTCTTCGGCGGACGCCCAGGCCTGGCTTGCGGCGGAGCGGCGGCCGCCGGGGCGGCGGATGCCGCCACCGGGGCCGCAGGCACAGGAGGCGCCTTGACAGGCGCCGAAGCGCCGACCGCCTTCGGAGGAGCGCCGAATTTCAGCTTGCTGTTGAGTGCCTTGATAGCTGGCGCGTCCAGGCTCTTGATCTGGCGTTCGGGATTGGCGTCGGGGGCATCAATCCAATTCAGACGGAGAGTCGTCTTTTCGTTGTATGTATGCTCCTCGATACGACCAAGAATTCGCTTGCCGATGAATGTGCCATCCGCGAACGGATCAAAAGATGAGCCGTCCCAGCCAACCGCGACCTGGGCCTGCTTGGCGTTCAGGAGGGCGGTATTGGCATCGTAATTGTCGGCGGAATTGAACAGACAGAGGTAGCCGATGCCTTGTTGTTCCTGATCCCAATCAACCCAGGCCGGGGCATCCAGTTGGTAATGCGTCAAGAGGTCAGGGGAGTTTGCCCAGAACTTGAGTGCCTTAACACTCAGAATCCATTGAGGATATCCCTTGACCGTGGTTCCGAACCCGGAGCCGACGATCTCAAAGATGTAGCTACCGACGCGATCAATCTCAGCCATGTTGTTCTCCTAGTAATTGTTTCAGTTCACGCCCGTAGAAATAGTTAGACGATGATGCCCAGGATGGAGGTTTGCTCGAAAATCTTGTAACGCGCAAAATCCTCCCGATACTCGACGCCAAGATCGGATACGGCAAACCGACCGCCGCCAACGGGCCGGCCCTCTTTGTGCTTGACCAGCACGGTTTGACCGACTCTAAGATCGAAGGTCTCACTACGGGCGCCAGCCGCGGACACATTGCCGGGACCGATGGCGACGACCTTTGCATGGGTATACATGTCGTGGTTGTTGGGGATGATGACCTTGCCGACCACATCCTCTTGCTTCTCAATCAACTCGACGACGACCAGGGTGTTACGCGGTTGAAGCATTATGCCTCCGGTATATTGCCATTGAAGATCATGTCCCAGAGCGAATCATTGTCTGGGGCATCGAAACTGATGAGGGGTGGCAGATGCTTGCCATTGATGGGCCGGCTCTTGGCGAGGTAGTAAACCTCCGGCTGGGTATAGATGATCCGATCTGTCGAGCCGGACGCCTTGCCACGCTTCGCGTCCCTGCTCGCCGTCGCCACCGACACATCTTCATGCCCCAGGCGGAACACGTGGTCAGCCCACTCGACAACTTCTGTACGAACGGGGTAGGCTTTGGCGTTAGAGAACTTCGGCCCATCTTCCAAGTAGTCCAAGCCCGCAAGATTGCTCACCGTCGCCTGTGCAAGCTGTGCCAGAATGATGATATTGACGCCGGTAGATTTGAGACGGTCCAAGTCGCCAAAAAGCAGCCGCATAGCATCCAGCAGGTGCTTGTATCCTTTGCCGTACCCGTAGTCCTCAATGTTCTTGCACTTCGGGCATGACGCCGGGCCGGGTACGTTCTCAAAGACGTATCGTTCGGCAATTGCCTCTAGCTTCGTGCCGGTGTCGATTACACACGTTGATCCGGCCGGCCAGAGAGTCGGATTATGCAAGGCATCCCGGACATCCTGAAAGGTGAGCGCGAGCTTGTCCTGCCGCTTCAAGCCTATTAGCTTGGCGCCGGTCTTCGGATGGAGAATGTCCTTACTACCGTCGTCCAGAGGGATGAAGCGGGCGCCGGGTGCCATGCTGGCCAACGTGGTCTTGCCCCCACCCGACTTACCATACAAAACGATGGTCTTGCCGATGCCAGTAGTATCCACCGCATCCATCGTAAATGCAGCCGGGGTGTGGCCGGCCGCTGGTGGGGGAGGTGGTTTACTGATTCCTGCGGGCATCGGGGGCTTTCGAGCCGGGGGTGGGGGCATTGTTCAACTCCTAATAAATGCGATTATGCTGGAATCAAACCAGCGAGGCTGTATGGTTACGCGAGCGCCTTTGTGAAATAATGCCTTCGGCTCACTCTTTCACCGTGTCCCACCGGGGTACTTCACTCAGGCTTAACCCGGTTCAAGGTTTCCCACTTGATTATAATCGCATGGTTAGTATACCCTACAATTCATCGTCGGTCAAATCATCCTCATCAGATAACATGGCCGAGCCTGCCTCCAAGCGCCGGGCAAAGCCAGGATCATCCCCCGGTTGCGGCTCCTGGGAGCGTTGCTCCGCAGCCTGGGATTCGTCATCATCAAGTTCCGCTTGTGTCTCTCGATCCATTATTCAATCTCCCGACCGTTAACGGTGACATCAACGTGATGTCGTCTAAAACCAGTAGGCACGGTCTTGCCATCACATACTACCTCAGAACCACCACCATAGCAAATGGGAATAAATGGGCAAGGGAAAGTCGCCCGACATTGCTGTTCATTCTCAAACCAGCAGCCCGACCGCTCAAACGTCTTCTGTGCCTGATAGACAGCGAACAATTGATGCTTGAACGCCTCAAGTTCCGCCTCCGTGCGAACGATTTCGCGCCGCTGGTAATAGAAGTCGGGACGAACTTGGATGTCTTGCAGAAGCCGGGCGCCAAACATGGCCGGGGTCTCCCGGAATGCGTAACCGCGTTTGCCCATTTCAATTGTCACCGGCTCGCCGTCCACAGTCGCCGCGATCTCGCCGCTGCCGACCTTCTCCACGCAAGTTACTGTGAACTTACGACCGCAGTACATATCGGTCTTGATGAATTCCGCGGTCTCAGCCTGGGTGATGGAGGAGGGCTTGATAGTCGGCTTATGCCAGACATCGAAGAGGGTATTGCCAATCCGCGGCATTGCCTCTCCCTCTTTCAAGGGTAGCGGTGCCAGATGGGAGAATCCGCCGGCCGCATGGATGTCCTTGAACGCCAGCGCATACATGGATACTTGCGTATCCTTCTTGGCCTTATCCCAGTAATCCGAGTCGGATGTAATCGAGCGGGATGTTGATTTACGCTCAAGATTGCAGACGGCGCCCTGCCATCGAACAATGTGGTCGATCTTGCCGACGCGAACTACGTCGGAGGTCGGCAAAGGTAGGTTGACCTTTGGCGACATGAGGGGAAGTTCAAACGGGATTTCGCTGGCCAGGATTTCAACCGGATCGTTAGTCCATCGCCACAAATAACCGATGAAGGATTGAAAGAGAACCTCGCGCTCGACCTCCCAATCGAAGGGAGTGACGCTGATGGGGGGAGTGCGATAAGCATCGTTCAGATGTGTGATAACCGCGTCAATCTTTGCCGCCTCATCACCCTTTACCGCGCCGGCAAGTTCATGGAGCTTGTGCCAATTCGTACCCATCCGTTGAGATTCGGTATCCTTGTCGGGTTTCAGTCCCTCAATGAAACCGAGCCGGAATTTGACCGGGCACGTCTTGAACGCCGCGATGCTGGTGGCGGATAATCGGTATTGTTGGCTCATTTTGGCTCCAATACTACCGATTCATCGCTCGCATCGTATTTTATCGCAGGGGTTTTGCATTCTATGCAGGTGTCGGTGGCGTCACAATACCAAATCTCTCTTGCGACATAGACCCGTGTTTCCGGCGGCAAATTCTGTAATTGTACAATCAATTCGCTGACGGTCATATTCAAATCCTCGGTAAGTTCCGACCACCCGGACGCCCCCGTGGGCCAGATGTAAGGACAGCTTTCATCGCCGCCAAACTACCATGCTCCAAGGGTTGGATCGGCTCATACTGCCGCATAATGTACACCGCAATCAGCAAAGCGTCAAGCCGGCCGTCAAGAATTCCGCCCTTCGGCCCATAGATAAGATCATGCTCCGGGTAGTCCAGCCCGCGCCACGCTTCCTGAGCGCCGACGCTACATGGGTCTTTTTCCTTGCCTTGAATATTGTAATGGTTCTTCCAGGATTGCGGAGAGACCCTTTGCCAAGGAATGCCAGTCACGGTTAATCCCATCGCCAGGGCGCCAGTTTGCAGACCGAAACGATAGGCGCGTTCCGGCTCATTATCCGGCCGAGTCGTGTTCCATTCCAGGCCGGCAACCGATTCTCCTTTAACCCCATTGCAAAGTATAATGTTATACAGCATGGGAAAATCAAGTTCTGTCCGCTTACTCCCTTTCACTAGCGGCATATCCCAGCACCACGCATTATGGGTGCTGACCGCGGCAATGGCGCCGGTAAATCCGGGATCAATGCCTATGTAAGTTTTCATGGTTGCCACGCAAATTTATGATGCGGCCAAAATGAAACCCACATATCCCATTCCCACTCGCCAGGAGATGCGGGTAGAAGACAAAAGCTCGCCTTCACCCCAAACCCAAAATCGTAGACGGTCTCGATAACAGAACCCCAGGCATGGCGCAAGCGCATCATGGCGTCAAAGTCGATAGGTCCGCCATACCGCGGTTGGGTGAGATTGTGCAATCGTTGTAGCTCTCTCATTTACAGTACCTCTCTGCGATCTGCCCTTTCGCTGCCAGAGGGATGCCCGGCGCCCATGCCGGTTCGCGGCTTAACTCCTCGATGCTCGCCGCGAGCGCTTTGTCGGCGTCGGCAATCGGGACGTGAAGCACACATTCGTCGTAATTGTGGAGAACGGTATGATAGCCTCTCCGTTCCAATCGTAGAATTGCCTCCACCAGAATATCTCGGCAGAACCCTTGTACAATGTTCTCCACTAGCGAACCACCCCACGAGAATTCCCAGACTTGCTTCATGTTGTTGAAGATGGATATGCGGTCAGCGCCCCGGCCGAATTTATTGGCGGCGAGTCGGACCGAATCATAATGAAGCCGGCGCCCATTCGGGAGGTGGATCGAGACGCCATCATTGCCGCGAGGGATGAAAGCCAATCCGCGGGGTAGCTCGCAAGCTCGACGGTATCGGGCAGTATATACAAAAGCTCTCTCAACGTCCCCCCATAACTTAACAATTGCTTTGTTCTCATTGCGATAAGTAGAAACGAGTTGTTCGGCAAGCGGCAAGTCGATTGCGCCATCAGCATATCCGACCGCTTTTTCGGCACCCATTCCGTAACCGCATCCAAGAATGCCCACTTTTCCAACGCTGTCCCTAGCCCACCCCATGCGTTGTTCAATAACTGGGATGCTTCCATTCTTATTCGGTGTGCGCACGCGGTATCCAAGCACCTTTTCAGCGAATCCACAGTAAATCTCCTCTCCGTTTTTGAACTTCGTAATAAGATCGTCTTGACCGGCGATCCAGGCCAGCCCGCGAGCTTCAATGGCCGAAGCATCGGTAATCACCAGGGTCTTATCCACATCGGGGATCAGCACGCCACGGACCGCCGTAATGAGCGGGTGGGCTTTACTGCCAAGATTGGCAAGATTGATCTTCTCCGTGCCACCCGACCGGCCGGTATGGGCCGCGTAGTATCGCAACGGCACGGGGAGTTTATCGCCGCCGGCCTTGCATTGTGCGGCAATCTTCTCTATCCGCTTGATATGGCCGGGCCAGGAATCACAGGCGATCCGGCCGGCCATCAGCCCCCGCACCCGATCCGACTTATGATTCTCCAATAATTCCCGCTCAGGATCATCAGCGGCGATGGCGAGCAAATAACCCTTCTTACCGGGCTTATAATACCGAGCGGGAATATCTCCCGCCTCCTCCAACGCCTTGCAAAGCTCACCCCCAAAAACAATGTCGCCGCGTAGTTCCTCCGCCGTCATTCCCTCTGGAATTGCGGCATTCATCGCGGCCCGCATCTGTTCTTTAAGGCTGTCGCCAAGGGGATAATCAACGCGAAGCTCCGGCTTAGTGAATATCTCCAATGAATGTTGCATCCATTGAAGTTCAACAGCGGGGTTTGTCAGTTGGGGGAGGAGAATTGTGAAGCCCTCCCATTCCCGCAGACAGTCATTCCGGCCGTATTCACATAGGGCGGCAGTCTGCTCCCCTGTCGCCAAGGGCCGACGCCGGGGCATTTGGAGCTTGCTGCGTACCCGTTTTGCCGGCGTATACCGCTCGCGGAACGTCATCCCGGAGAATTGCGAGGTATCGCCTTTGTCCTCCAAGCCCAGATATTTGCAAATGTGGGCGAGGTCATTCTTCCGGCGGGCATTCTGGTGTCGGCTCAAGCCCAGGAGATCAATAACATGGGGCGGGTAAAGACTGAAATGGCGAGCCAGGATTGTCGCGTCGAATGAGGCATTCTGAATCAGGACTGTGCATCCTTCAAAATGCCGGCCATATTGCCCTCGCAACCAATCAATCCGTTCTGCCACCGCTTGCAAGCCAAATGCAAAATGGGTATTGGTGCGATGATCGTCAAACGGCTGTCGGATCAGGGTGAATCCGCAACCGAGTATCTCGAATCGCTTGTCTGTGACGTATTCAATCGTGGACAATGCACCCGCCTTGTCACCCATGCAATAATCAGGATCGAAGTAGGTTTCAAAGTCTATGACAACAACCGGCAGGGGATAGCCGCACTTCGCCAGGACAGCCCGCCAGCCCGGCACTTGTGGACCAGCCAGGGGCATTGGATACCCGAAGCCGGTATAATGCTCAATGGCCGGCTCATCCCAGAAATGAGCCATGCGGAATGGTGGAGGGGGAGGCGGGAGAAGCATCAATCCACCTTGAGATCGTCATCCGGGGCTAAGGCAATGAGACCGTCGCCAACGCGATGATTGCGGTCGAATTTGGTTTCCCCTACCTGATTGAAGTCTTCCGACTCCAATAACGTACAGAGACGCCACCCGCGCCGGTCATTACCCGTGCGGGGATGCTGGGCCGGCCCGCTATGCCGAATAGATTCCAATAATTCAACCCGCTTCTCCAAGCGGGCATGGACGCCAGCGGGAACATCATCCAGATAGAGTTTGTAGTAATCCAAGATAGCGGCACCAACGTGATAGCACAGGACATCCGACCAGCGGCCCGCCAAGGCCGCCGCATCGTCATGCGTCGGATGCTGCCGAACCGTAATAGGGAAATCGCCAGGGCCGGCCCTAACCTGCGATGGCGACACATACCGCACATAAGAAGTCAAGAGACCTTTAGTGTGGGTGTCGATATCGGAACGCAAGGCAATACCCGTGATGGCGTCGATGATGCGTGTACGGTAGGTGGAGGGAGACGGGTGGCTATCGCTGTCAGGCAATCGGAAGCCTCGCGGCGGAGGACTTCCGCCAAGGCGGGCATCATCTGTCTCAAGTGGGGAGGCAGGGTAGTTTGACGGTTCAGCCATGTGTAAATCTCCACGCAAAGACCGAGAGCGTTTACACGCAATGGTCCGGGTTTATCGGTCGTGAATCGCGGGTCGAACCTATCGGCGGCGAATTGGCCGTCGAATTCTTTAGCTTGTTCTAGTTGCAAAGCGGTGGCCAGGATTTGCACCTAGCATCGGTCTAAATACCGTCACCGCGTAAAAAGCCCCGGTTCGAGCTCTTCTAGATGCTCCCTTTGGTAAAGGGACTCTCTCGAACCGGAGCAGAGGACATTAGTATACACCAACAATCATCCTTCGTCAACTGCTTTATGAGCAATTGCAATA